TTATGTTTTTACTGTTTTTGTCTTGTTGCTTTTTTTTTTTTGATGTGGTTTGAGGCTATGTGTTGTGTAAATTATATATAATATTTAGTTTATGTGTTTTACCTAGAGGAAGTTTATTTAGACATAATCTACAGACAGGATGTAATAGATGACTCAAAGAAAAAGATTGAGATTTTAAATGATATATTTTTAGAGCTGGAAAGAAAAAGAGAGAATTTAAAAGAAGAATTTAAAAAAGAAAGTAGAAGAGGTAATGCTGATAAAGCCCGCTCAATTCAGTTTGAAATGGATAGAGTTAGAAAAGAAATTTCAAGAACTAAAAACAGCTTAGGTTATACAGCAAGCCATTCTTACAGCATCTACAAAAAATTAGAAAAGACAGATAGTTTTGTTCAGAAAATAGGATATATGGTTATAGCTTCACCTTATGACAACTTTGATGGTACTGTCTGCTGTATGTTAAAGGCACTTTTAAAGCAGGCAGGCTTAGATGACGATATAGAGGATATCGATGATAGGCTGGAGAGATTAAACATCAAAGAGTTAAAGGATGCGGTTGATACGATAAGGGCGCTTCTTGCCCTATCTTATAATGATGCGTCTAAAATTCTGGCACAAATAGAAAATGAGCTGATAGACATACTCACAGCTCCGCTAAAAGCTCTGCTTGGAAAGTCAATAAGTATGCTGAGGGATTTAGAAATATCAGCATTTAGAAATGTATATAAACTTTTCGACAGTGTAAGCGGTGATTTTGATAATCCAGATAATATATTAGACTGTATATATTTAGAAGAGCTGATGGATTTTACTTTTGACAAAATGGATGAGGTATTTGAGGAAATAGAAGAATGCCTTTTAGATATCTACAGAGCCATCCATCAACAGATAGATATTTACGATGAGGATTCTGTAAAGCTTTTTGAGAAGGCAAAAACACAGGCTGTTTACGACCTTTTAACCAAGTTCTCTAAGGTATTGAATACATTAGATAAATTCTCGCTAAGCCAGGGGATAGAACAGTGGATAGAAGGATTCCTGGTTGATAGTGGTTTTGGAACCTACTACGACAATGAATCAGGTACTTATAAAAATGTAAATGTTGGAGGTTGTATAAGTCCTTTTGATTATGACGGCTCTTACAACAACTTCATACCAGAGTACCCTTCAGATATACCAAGAATAGAATTCGCAAATAACCAAGAATATAAAAAGTGGATTAAAGATGATAAAGCTGTTAGCTTCTCATGTGAGTTGAATACAGATGCAAAAAATGAAGAGAACAAAAATCTATTAGAGAAACTCAAAAAAGATATAGATATTGCTGATAAAGATGTACCGACATTGGCAGCAAATTATATAGAAAATAAGGACCTAAACTATTAAGGGGGAATAGGTTTGGATTATAACGAGGCTAAAAAAGACAGGGAAACTTTACTGTCCTTACTTAGAGAGTATGGTGGCCAGAGACCTCTCGCAAGGGAGCTTGACTGCGACCATAAAGCAATTAAGTACTGGATGGATAAGTATGGTATTACAGTTGAGGATTATGAACAATATGAAGATGAGTTGGAGTTTTCTGGTAAAGAGAAATATGTAGATTTTACTGAAGAAGAACTAGATGGCGACTACTACCTAAATGATGAAAACAAATATCCTTATGAGAAGATAGATGACATTTACATTTTTAGAGCTCCTTTCGGAGAGTTTGATGTAAGCAAGGACATTTTGGATAGAGTCTTGGAAGACTACTGTAATATAGGACTTACTAAAAAAGAGACTGCAAGAGATGTCGGGCTTTCAATTAAAGAAGTTCACGTAATCTTAAAAGGCTACGGAGTAATCCACGACAGCATTCCTTTTAGAAAAGAAGTTCAAAGAGAGCTAACTCCACAGGAGATGGCAGACTTAAGTCTTGAGCAAAAGGAAGCGTTATACTACAGAGAGATAGAGCAAAAACAGTACAAAAAAGCTATCAGAGAAAACAAGAAATACAAAGAAAAAGATTATCTTCTAAAAAAACAGGCCGATAGAATTTTAGAAAACTTAGAACAAGTAGAGTACAGGCCTCCAGAAATTGTTCACTTAAATGAAGAAAAGAAGTTGAACAAAAACACTTTAGTAGTTAATATCTCTGACTGGCACAAAGGTAAAACTGTTTTAAGTGCCAAGATTTTAGGAAACAATGAGTTAAACAAAGTTATATACCAGCAGAGAATAGATAAATTCATAGAAAAAGTTTTAATGATGCTAGAGAGACATAAACCGGAAAAGGTATTAATTTTAAACTACGGTGATGGCCCAGACTCTCCTAATGCAGATGTTTACCCGGGCCAGAGAGAACATCAGGACGTATTGTACGAAGAGCAGGTAATGGGTTATGTTCAGGATGTTGTTGATTTTATCCTAACAATCCACCAGCACCATCAGCATGTAGAGTATGCTGGAGTGCCAGGAAACCACTCAAAAGGCAATATCAACTGGGATGTTTTAGCTAATATGTTCATTAAGGAATTACTTAAAGATTATGAAGATATCAAAGTAGATTCTGAAAACATAGAATACAAAGTACATGAGATTTACGACTATTATCTTGTACAGTTCCACGGCAACTTCCTGACAACAAAAGTGGACAGTCCTACAGCACAAAAACAAGCCTTAAGCATATTAGAGCTTGAAGGGCTTCCTAAAAAGAGAAGTTACTTATGCCAGGGACACTTACATCACAGAGCAGCTGAAGGGCCTTCTTACAGAAGAATTCTTTTACCAAGCCTCGTTGGAGGAGATAGGCTTTCTGCTAACATGATGCAGACTGGAGCAAGACCGGGCCAGCAGATTTTCGTGGTAGAAGACGGAGAAGGGCTGACAGATGAACATAATGTATTTTTTGACAACATACAATAAATATCTTTTACGAGGCAGGTGGTGAAATAAATTTGAGAAGAAAAAAAATAAAAAAATCATTTTTTGATAAAGTTAAAGAATTTGTCAGGCATCCAATAAAATATTTCAATCAAGCAGCTGATGATGAAAACCCATTTGCCCGAGCTATAAAAAAGATAGGCTATGCGATGTTTGACGGAGATGCAAGAGCTGATGAGTTTAGTGGCCCCGACTTTGACTTAGAAGAAATAAACAGGGCTTACAACACAGACTCCTATGTAAGACAGGCTATTGATAAGCACATAGAATTGATGTTTAAAGCAGGTTTTCACTTTGTCGGTAAGGATGAAAATGTTAAAGATTATATCAATAAAAGATTTTCAATTTTATCTGACATGATGGGACTTCCGATGAACCAGTTCTGGAAGGATATAGCTGACGCATTAGTAAAACATCACAATGTTTTCATTGTTAAAAAGAGGATGGACCCTTCGAAAATGCCGAAGGTTAATGGGTTAACATACAAAGGGCTCGGCAAGAAAAAACCTGTAGGAGCATACTTTATACTTCCTGCAGAAACAATGAAGATAAAAGTAGATATAAATGGAACAATAAAAAAATACCAGCAGGATAATGGAGAAGAGCAGGTTGAGTTTAATCCGATGGATGTAATTCACATTCCTTATAAGAAGCCGGCCGGAAAATTTTTCGGGGTACCGTTTTTAGTACCCGTTATAGATGATGTAAAACTTTTAAGGCAGGTAGAGGATAATGTTGCTCGACTTTTATACCGATTTTTGTATCCTTTATTTATTTACAAAGTAGGTCTTGATAAGGCAGGCTATGAATCAACAGATGAAGAGATACAAAAGATGCAGCAGGAAATACGAAATATGCCGATTGATGGTGGGCTTGTTCTACCAGAAAGGCATAATGTTGAACTTCTAAACACAAACGGAAGCATTCCGGCAGAAAAGTACCTTGAATACTACGAGAAACGGGTATTTACAGGGCTTGGAGTAAGCCAGACCCTAATGGGAAGGGCAGACACTTCAAATCGCTCAACAGCCGAAAATCAGTCTTCAGAGATGAGAGATAGAGTTCGTGCTTTCCAGACAGTAATAGAAGATTATGTAAATCACTTTATTATCAGGGAGCTTCTTTTAGAGGGTGGATATGACCCCCTTTTAAATCCTGACCATGATGTAGATTTTGAATTTGAAGAAATAGATGCAGACTTAAAAATCAAAACTCAAAACCATGCAGTATACATGTTTGAACACAACGCCTGGACTCATGAAGAAATGAGAAAAGCACTTGGCAAAGAACCTGTTGCTGATGAATCAAGACTGCAGTCTAATATGTTTAATAACTTAGAAAATCAGGCAGATACAGATAATAAAAATCAACCACAAAATCAGCACTCAAATGCTGAGTCTGAAAATAAGGTGGACATTTATTATCCATACGAGAGCAGAATAAAGAGATTATATATCGACTTTAAAGAAAAGTTTATTGAAGCCGAGGAGCTTGAGGCCCTTGAATCAATAACAGAACAGTTTTTCCAGAAGTCGCTATTTTATGTAAGAAACAGTGTCAGAAAATCTTTCAGCTCTGGTTTTGAAGAGTATTCAGACTTTGACTTTGAAGAAAGTAAAAACCTGCAAGAACTTGTAGAAGCTGTCGAAGTTAAACTAAACTCCTTAAAGAATGAGTTCATAGAGAAGCTAAGAAATTTAGATGAGGGAGATAAGAAAATATTCCTTAAATCTTTCGAAAGTGAATTCAGCAAAGGCTTTAATATCCAAAACAATGAAGCCTACAACACAGGAGCTATAGAAGCCTTTAAAGGAAGTAATGAAAAATTAGATATAAGCTTCAAAAAAGGCGAAAACATAGAATTAGATGTAGATGAAAATATGCTAAATACGGTACCACAATATAGAATTGAAAATATAAAACCCCTCAAAGAAAGGGGGGAAGCTAGTGAAGAGGCTTGAATTTAAGGAAAACTTCAAGATAAACGAGTCAAAAGATTTAAAAAATCCAAAAGTCAAAGAGTCTTTTTTAAACGACAAAGAGGATAAGCTTACAGTAAAAATCGAAGCAATACATGCAATAACTACAGGAAATTATAATACTTATCCTGCAAAGGAGCTTAGAGGAGATGTAACCAAAAGAACTGGTGCATTTTCATGGACACATCCTTACAATAAGCCAGTATTAACACACCACAACTCATACAATGGAGAACCAGTTGGTAGAGTAATAGAAGCTAAATATCAAGAAAGTTCACAGGCTGGACCACCTGTTATAGTCTTAACTGTTGAGATAACAGATAAAGACGCTATAGAAAAGGTCAAAGATGGAAGATATGTTACTGTATCCATTGGTGGCAGTGCAGAACATGCATACTGCAGTATATGTGGTAATGACTGGTTGGAAGAAGGAAGATGTGAACACTGGCCAGGCTATGAATATGATGGGAAGACAGCAACACTTGAGATGGCTGATTTAACTTTTGTTGAAGTTTCATTTGTTAACGTGCCGGCAGACAGCTATGCAAAGATAATAGATGTCGAAGAATCACAGGGTGCAAAAACAACAGAAGAATTTTATATAACAACAAATGGGAAAGCTGTTGAAGAAAATATGCAAGGAGGTAAAGAAATGGATTTAAAAGAATTACAGTCTAAATATGACAAACTAAATGAGTCATATAAAACTAAAGAAGAAAGAGTAACTCTTTTAGAAAAACAGGTTGAAAATATCGAAAGTGAAAGAGATGCAGCCTTAGAAGAAAGCAAAACTTTATCGGAGAAAAATAGTAATCTTGAGATTAAGCTTACAAATCTAGAAAATGAACTTGACGACCTTACTGCTGAAAATGCTAAGTTGAAAGACAAACAGCATAAGATTTTAGCTGAGAAAGTTGTTCAGAAAAAAATCGAGATGAATAAGCTGAAAGAAGAAGAGCTTGAAGATGCTATTGAGGAGCATGTAGGTAGAAAAGAAGAGTCCTTAAAGGATACTCTAAAAGACTTAGAAAAAGAAGCTGAAATGCTTGCTGAAGAGTCTGAAGGAGAAACAGAAATTACAGAACCCGGCGAGCCAACTGACAAAGAAGGCCTACACAATGCTGAGGGTGAAGAGAACGTAGAGACTGTTGAAGAAGACGAAGATTTAGACGATAAGTTCGATATTAACGAAGAGCTAAAAAACTTATAATAATTTAAAAAAATACTAAAAGAAAGCAAGGAGGAAATTTAATAATGGCATTATATAACATGAATCCTGAACCTTCCATTATTGAAAGTAACGCAGACGAGTATAACAGAACTCAGACTAATTTAATCAAGGATGAGGGGGATGCTCCTTCTGGAAGAAAGGCAGTTGACCCAAGACTAGAAAAGAAATTCAAGTTCCACTTCGGTGGACAGAACGGATGGGTAGTTATTCCTAAAGGTCGTATCGTAGCGATTGACCCTGACTTTGAAAGAAAGTCATTTGACGATGAAATGTACTACAACGTGGCTACATTAGCTAACGGTGGTAAAAAAGTAACAGAAGCTAATCCTGATGGAGAAGATTATGTAAGAGCAGCCAATAAACCTGCAGGTGTGTCCACAGTTAACGTATATGAGGACCTAGATGACAGCTTTAGAGGTAATGTTCCAGTTTACTACACAAGAAGCAATATTAACTTACCATACTTTGCTCTTAAAGCAGATGCTGAAAAGACAGAGTGGGGTAGTGTTTACGGTCCATTGAAGCCAGGAGATAAAGTTATGGCTGATGAGAATGGCCGTTTTGTTAAGTGGAAAGAAGGTAAATTAAAAACTGAAGTAAAAACTTCTGACGCTTCAGGTATTGTTGACTTAGATGTTGCAATTTTCCCTGGAGAAGCTGCAGAAGATTTTGCAGTTGTTACAACAGCTGACGGTACAGCAGTTACAGTTACAGCAGTAGACCACAAAGCTGGTCAAGTTACTGTTGACGCTACTGATACTGAAGTTGAAGTAACTTACCGCTCCGTATTATCCAACGCTGAGCAGATTGTTGGACAGGTACAGAACCTAAACGCTCATGTAAATGACGGTATGGTTAACTATGCTGGCTGGTTAAAGTGGGTTATGCCAGAAGGTAAATATGTAGATGCTTCCGGATATCGTCCAGAAGATTTATCTGCTGACGGCCATCCTTATGACCCTCAGTACTTTGAAGGTTTCGACGACAAGACTATGGCTCCTACAGGAATCCCTGGTCTAACAGATGGTTATAACATCACAGTTCCTTATGCTGACAAGCCTCTAGGAACAATCCCTGAAAACATGGCAGAGGGCGAAAGCTTTAACTTCCGTGTGCTACCTACTGAAACTCCTATTTTAAGAGAAACAGTAGTAGTTAAATTCGACGGTGTAGATGTTACTGCAGATGTAGTTGAGCACATTGATGCTGATGCTGGTTTAATTATGATTAAACTTGATGCAGCTAACGCTACAGCAGCTGGAGAAACTGTTGAAGTAACAGTTGACTTCTCTGCTAAACAGCAGCTTGCAGGTCTACCAAGTCAGTATGATTTCTCTGGAGTATATGGAGACGCAGACATTTTACTACAGCTTTAATAAATAAAAAATATTGAGCCTTCTGAAAAACGGAGGCTCTTACAAAAATTTTAAGGAGGAACAAAAATAATGGGAAAAACAAATAATTTCCGTGAATTCTGCGCTAAGGCAGATTCCAAAAAAGCGAAAAAAGCCATTGAATTTGTAAAAAAATATACACCTTTAATGAGTGAAGGTGACATGAGTAATTTTGACTTAGGCGAAAGCCCAAAGGGTGTTAAAGAAGCACTATCTACTTCTGATGCTGCTGTTTTAATGACAAAAGTAATGGAAGGAACAATGGAAAAGGCTGCAGAGCCACTCTATATCGGTTCTAAGTTCTTCAAAAAGATTAACCTTGATAGTGGAAACAGAATCGTATTTCCTGCAATCGGAGCTTTAAGAGCTCACGAAATGGGTGAAGGTGAATCCTACAGACAGGAATCTTTAGACATCATGCTCAAAGAGCGTGCTACTGAGGTTACTGTTACAAAGAAAGGTGTAATGGTAGGAATCACCGAAGAAATGATTGACGATTCTCAGTGGGAAGTTATCGGACTTCACGTTGAGGCAGCTGGACGTTCACTAGCCAGACTTAAAGAAGAGTTAATCTTTAAGGCTATGACCAAGCACGGATGGACAACTTTCGACAACGATAGAAGAGAAAAGTATCCTGAAGCTGGAACTACTGGTTTAGATGAGTATGGTAATCTAAACAATACATTAAGCACAGAGGATATGTTCGATATCGTTCTTGCTCTAATGAACAACGAGTATATGCCAACTGATATTTTAGTACATCCGCTGACATGGGGTGTTTTTGCTAAGAATGGTCTTATCGATTTATTCAGTAAGCCTGCTTTAGGTGGAGACGCTAGTATTGGTACTATCGATAGAGATGCAACTAAGGGTAGATTACCTTTCAGTTTAAATATTACTGCTTCACCATTTATTCCTTTCAACCAGGTGGACAAAACTTTCGATATGTACGCAATCGACAGAAACAATGTTGGTGTAATCGTACAGCGTGAAGATATGACAACTGACCAGTTTACTGACCCATATAAAGATATCTATAACTTGAAATTTAAGGAAAGATATGGACTGGGCATACTTGATGAAGGTAAAGCTATCAGTGTAGCTAAGAATATTGCTCTTGATACAACTTACGAAAAGCCACAGCTTGTTCGTACTTTAGATGTAACTCAGAACTAGAAATAAATAACAACTAAATAGGGGCTTTTAACTTAAGCCCCTATTATTTTATCAAATTTACGGGGGGTAAAAAATGTATAAAGTAACTTTAAATAAAGGAACATCTTATTTTGACCCAAAGACAAATACAAGCTTAAAGCTCAGCAAAAAGACAAGAACTTTTAGCGATGAAGAGCTTGAAAGACTTGATATGGAAAATATTGAGTTTGCTATAAATGTAAATGTACTTAAAAAAACTGAAGTAGATGCAGAAGAAGTAGTGCAGGAAGAAACAAATGAAGTTAAACAGGAAGTAACTGAAGAACCTGTGAAGGAAGAAACAGAAGAAGTTTTGCAGGAAGAAGAGTTGGCTTTAGAAGAGTTTACTGACGATGGTGACCCTAGATGTCAGGAGATTACAGGCTCTGGAAGCCAGTGCAAAAAACGCTGCTAAATACCCTGAAGAGGACCCAAAATACTGCGGAACACATAAAAAAGACGAAGAGTAGGTGGTTAAATGCCAAATCTAGCCTATTCGACACTATTTGTAGAGAGTATTGAACCAGAAAACAAAGCTCAAAATGTTGATGTAGGCACTGATATAAAGATAATTTTCTCTGACGATGTCGATAGGGCAACTTTAAACCAAAGGACTGTAATATTCTCAAGCTCTTTAGATTATCTTAAGGTAAATCTTGATTATGATAGCGAAAAGAGAATGCTTACAGTAAGTCCGGATAATAGATTAATTTCTGGCGAAGAGTATACTTTAAAGCTTGATTCTGAGATACAAAATATTTCAGGTGAGAGTTTAGAAAAAGATAAGTTCTTTGAATTTAAAACAAACGACCTGGATATTTTAAAATCTCCAGAAATTATAAAGCCCTTAAATCAATCCATAGTAAATAATCCAGATGTAGTCTGGAAAAAAACAGACCTTGCTGAAGCTTATGGAGTAGAGATTGCCGAAGACCCTAACTTCAAAAGACTTGT